TTACTTGTCAAAAATGGCTATTGCATCGTGTTTTTTCTGAGTATATAAATGGCTGTAAGTGCCCATCGTTTCAGTGATTTGAGCATGTCTCATGAGTGACTGTAAAACGAAAATATCTACACCATTATTTGCAAGATAAGATGCATAAGAATGTCTTAACGCGTGAATGTTATAATGGGGGAAAGCTTTTTGGAATTTCTTTTGAACATGACTGTAATGTTTGGGAGCCATTCCTCCGAAAATAAAATAACTACGTTCATCAAAATATTTATTTAACTCTTTTTCACGTTGGTGTCGTTCAGTTAACATTGTATTGATGAATTTAGGTAAAGGAACAATATCCTCTGAACTATCTGTTTTTGGTCTCGGAAATATAGTTCTATTAGAGATGTCCATTGTTTTATTTATGGATATCTCTTTTTTGTATTTATTGTAGTCTGTCCAAACAAGAGCCATAGCTTCGCCAATCCTTAAACCTGTATAAAACATTAATGTAAATAACTCTCTGTAATCTTGCTCTTCAATGTCTTTGATTCTTTCTTCAAATTCTTCACGCATCATAAACTTAGGTTTTGGCTTTACACGCGGAATAGGTTTAATTGATATTGTTGGATCTGTACGTAATCCAAAGTATTTTTTGGCATAATTAATTACAACTTTAAAACCTGACCAAATTGTACGAGCAGAATTTGTTGACGCTACATTCTCTATTAGATATTTACGAAACTCTTGGCATTGATTTTGCGTTATCTTATTCATTTTTATGTGCCCGAACTTAGCTTTAAAGTGTTTATGATATTCATTTTGTTTGCGTCGTTTTGTTTTAGGTCTCAAATCGCTATTTTCTAAATAGTGATGAAAAACATAATCAAATGTTTTTGAATCGCTATATCCTTCGTTTACGTCATTCAAAAAGATAGCCTCTGCTCTCTTAGCTTCACGCTTAGTTGAAAAACCGCGTTGCATCTTACGTTTGTTATTACCGTATACATCTTTATATCTAATGGAAAAATACCATTTACCTGTATTATCATCCTTATATACTGGCATTTTGCTTCTCCCTCCTCAAAATTGGCAAAAAAATAATAAGGGTAGGCGGGCTACCCGAAATTTAGTACTAGGTACTAAATGTGATATAATAAAATAAAAAGTAGGTGATGAAATGTGCGTAAAGTTTACTGACGCAGAAATAGCTTATATAAAAGAATCAGTTGAAAATTATAGTAGTGAATTTGATATTTATGACGATGAACAAGAACTTAAATTAAAAATTTATGAACAAATTATGTTAAAAATAGAGTCCGAATACAAGGATATCTATTTATTCCGTCTTATTAATTGATTTACTGTATTCGGTTAATATTCTTTCGTTTTCATCAACGATGTCCTTTAGTGTGTTTAAAAGGAAGTCGCAATCACCTTTGGCTACTGCACCGGCTTGTGAATGGTTGATTATATTTCTCATACTATAAGCAATTTCTACCCGTTTTTTGGTTCTATAATTCACTTTACCCTCTTTAGTTAATTCTCCTAATAATTTGGTGTACATAGTTGAATCGGTGTCTTTATGTTTGATTTTATTCACTTTTTTTAATTTGATTAAAAACGTCTCTATAGCAACAGCAAAGGTTGCTGCAGCTGGCAAATACAACTCCCTTTTATAAGCTTGTAATCCTTGTTCTATTTGATAAGAAAAAGTTATATCATCAACAATCTTTTTCATGCTATTTAAATCTAAGTGGTTGAACGGTTGTATTTCATCATGTGCTTTGTTTATCAATTTCTCTTTCGACTTCGATATCAATGTATTGTAATGATCGTTAGCTAATCGTTTGCCATAATTAAAAAATAAATCTAAATTGTTTTGTATTATTACAGTCCCGATATATTTTCCGTAGTAAATAGACGTGTAATAAATGTAGTTATTAAAATCTAATAATCCGGATTGTTCTTCTACATACTTTTTAGAATCATATATGTATGAAGTAAAGTGTTTAGACAAATGTTTGATATCAGTATTACGAAAATTATATATTTCTTTTAATTTACTGTCATTTGAGATAACAACGATGCAAGGTTCTTCAAAAAAAGATTGATTTAGATAAAATATCGAAATCTTGTAATCGTCTTTTCTCATGAATGGGAAGGCTTCCGGATTACTACTAAACTGATAAATGTATCTGTTTTCAACTACATATTTGTAACCTTCTAAAAAATTACGCAAGTATTCTTTTAAAGTTTTATTCTCTTCCATCCCTCATCCTCCTCACGCCACACAAGCGCTATTAATCAATATCCAATAATTGTTGTTTTTTCTTATCGAACTCTTCCTGAGAAATTACTCCGACATCTAATAATTCTTTATATTTTATTAATTCATCAGCAACAGAAAAACTCATTTTTTCAGAATTGGATGGTTTCATAGAACTTTCTCGAATAGAGATTTGTTCTTGTATTGTTTCCGCCATTCTAGATACAGTGTTTTTTGATATGCTTCCTATAGCGATACTTGATGAACCGTGATGTATAATTATTTCGCCAAAAAGAAGTCCTTTTTTATACGAAACAGAATTGATTTTCTCGAATGGAAATTCATGAAATTTCAAACCATATATCATACCTTTATCTAAGAATAACAATCTTAGATCAGTACATACTATTAAGTAGGTATTATTATTGTACAATCCCGAAGTTACATACATTATGTTTTCATTATCTTTTAAAATCATAGGTAGTTCTTTCACTTCTTTTTTTGTACCAAACAAATCCTCTACACCTATTTCGCTAAATCTTTGGTAGATTTTAGATAAGTTTTCGTCAGATTTATTGATTTCACTTTCAAATTTCACTTCTTTTCTAGGTTTACTTTGGTATTCTTTTAAAATTTCTCTTTTGTCTTCAACAGATAGTTGCTTGTATTGTTTCTTTTCTTCTTTTGTTTTAGTTGCTAAATATTGACTCTCAATCATACTTTCTTTGAACGTTAATCTGCTCTTAGGTAATTCTTTCATGTTCATTTCTCCTTTATTTTTTGATTGTTAAATCGTTAGATCATAAGCATATTTAAATTCATTTATAAAATCAGATTTGCTTTCCATTTTCTCTTCTAAAAAACTTAAGTAGTTTTCTGCGTGGTAATTTTCGTTATTTGACATATAGTCGTTTAACCCATTGTGTATATGTCTTCTGATTACTTTTACCGCTATATGGATCGCTTGAAAACTCATTTGATACTTGTACGAAATTTGCTCAATATTAAAGTTGTTTATATATTTGTATCTTATATGTAAAGGAAACAATAAACATGAAGCAAATGAGTTTGCTTCATATTCTTCAGCAATCCTTCTATAATAATCTTTATATGTGAATGTTTTATTTAAATTAACTCCAGTATGTCCCATTATAAAATGACCATATTCATGAGCTAAAGTAAATCTTAGACGATTCATAGGCAGTAAATCGTTATAAACTATAATCGCTTTGTCTCCTTTTCTAATATGAAACGCTTCTTCTGAACCGAAAATAGAAGGTATTTTAAAATATAAAGTGCCAGTATTCTGAGAAAATTCAGAGAAAGTCACTAATTTAATACGTTTATCTTTTGAGATAATTTCAAATATATCTAAAGGAAAAGATAAGTTATATAGACCATTTGTGATCTCGTAAACTGCTTTCGCAGATTTAAAAAAAGATTTTTCATAATTTAATTTCAATTAAAAAGCCCCTTTGTTACTTAGTTAAATCATCCCAATCATCAAACATTGCTTCTAATATAGTCAAAGCTTTTTGCCTTTGTGCCTCCGTCATATTTTCTGTAGCTCGATGCATAATAAGAATATCTTCACTTTTATCTTCTCCGGAGTACTCATCTTTTTCTCTACCTAATAAGTAATCAACTGATACATCGAAGTGATCGGCAATTTTTTGCACCTTATCAATGCCTGGTTTGGTTTTCTCCCATCTTCTGATTTGTCCGTTTGAAAACCCTAAAGTTCTCTCTAATTCAGCAAAAGTCATACCTTTTGAATTGCACAAATTACGGATTCTTTGTACTAGATTCATAAATTTCTCCTATCACAGATTAACTTTTTCGCTATTTTTGTTGACAATTAGCATAAAAGTTAATATACTGTATTTAAGCTTTAAATTTAGCTTACTAAACACATAACAATTATTCGTTGGGGAACGAGTATTCAATACCTTTATGACAGGCATTACGAATTGTTATAGGTTTATTAAACTATGCTTAAATATTAGCATAAAAGTTATTGGTGTTCAACAGATAATTTATTTGCTTAGAAAAAATGTTATAGGAGGTGCTAATATGTCGACAACAGATTTCGGCTTGAAAGTGAGAACGGAATTATTAAAACGCAACATGACAAACAAGCAACTTGCGGAAATGCTAGAAATTTCAAGTGCTTACTTATCGGATATTTTACGTGGACGTAGAGATGCTTTTGAACAAAAGAAACGTATTGCGAAAATTTTAGAAATTAAAGAAGAGGTGAAGAGTTAATGAATGAAATTAAAACTTTCAGTAACGACATGTTTTCAATCTTAATCAAACAAGATAATGAAAATAATTTATTCGATTTAGAAACTGTCGCAAAAAGTTTGGGGTTCACTCAGTTTAAAAACGGCAAACAATATATTCGTTGGGAAACTATCAATAAATATTTAGGTAAATATCTTTCCCAAGAAGTTGGGAAAGGCGATTTCATACCAGAACCAATGGTATATAAGTTGGCTTTCAAAGCAGGTAATGCTGTAGCAGAAAAATTTCAAGATTGGTTGGCGATGGAAGTCCTACCAGCTATTCGCAAACACGGTATCTACGCAACAGACAATGTAATTGAACAAACATTAAAAGATCCAGACTACATCATTACAGTGTTGACTGAGTATAAGAAAGAAAAAGAGCAAAACTTACTTTTACAACAAGAAATCGGAGAACTAAAACCCAAAGCAGACTATGTAGATGAAATCTTAAAGTCAACTGGCACATTAGCCACAACTCAAATCGCGGCAGACTACGGTATATCAGCACAAAAGTTAAACAAACTACTACACGAAGCTAGACTACAACGAAAAGTAAATAAACAGTGGGTGCTTTACTCAGAACACATGGGCAAGAGTTACACAGATTCAGACACTATAACAATTGTGCGTTCTGATGGCAGAGAAGACACAGTTTTACAAACTAGATGGACACAAAAAGGCAGATTGAAAATACATGAAATCATGACTGAATTCGGTTATGAAGCTAATTTAGGGGGAGCGTAAATGACACCAGAACAAAAAGAAAAGCTAAACAATATAGTATTAACACTTTATGCAGTTAAAGAAAACAAAAGTCAAACATACACACACAAAGATACTCTTACTGTGACATATGCAGGCGAGATTGAGCACACTTACGAAGTCGACAGAGAGAAACACCTTGAATCAATGATTGAGTGGGCAATTGACCAAATCGAACAGCACTTTGATTTAGACGAAGAAGAATAACACACAATTGAACAAACAACTTAATAGGAGGAATTATCAATGAACACACTATATAAAACAACCCTCCTCATCACAATGGCAGTTGTGACGTGGAAGGTTTGGAAGATTGAACGAAATACGAGAAAGCCTGTAATCAATCGGAATGATTTTAGTAAAGAGTCTACAGCAGAAACGATTGAGCGACACAGTGATCCTGATTCAGGAATAAAACTACTTAAGGCATTTTCCGACTTCACTAAACAAGCTGAAAAGCAAAAACCTACACTAGGAGAAGTTTATAGACGGAACAAACCTGAATTACCAACCGTTACTTTAGACGAAAACGGACTGTTTATAAATGATTTTAGGGTGCCTTATGTACTTGAGGAAGGGGTTAACGTAAAGAAATCTATGAACAACCTATATAAGGTCAGTTTGGACTTTTTCGCTAAAAGTATTATTGCAGATAATTACGAAGCAGATAACCCAGAGAATCAACAGTTATTTTAAAGGAGGAAAAGATATGATGAAAAATAGTTTGCAAGCTAAAGAACTTGCGGTAATTTTATCTGTTTCTAAATCCAAAGCAGGACAAATAATAAGAGAACTGAATAAAGAGCTTGAAGATGAAGGATACATTGCGATACGAGGCAGAATACCAGTCCAATTAGCTAGGAAAAAATTCCCTTATCACGACTTATCAGACCAGAGAATAATGGAGGAGTTGAAAAAAGAAAATGAGTAACATTTATAAAAGCTACCTATTAGCAGTACTGTGCTTCACAGTCTTAGCGATTGTACTCATGCCGTTTCTATACTTCACCACAGCGTGGTCAATTGCAGGATTCGCAAGCATAGCGACATTCATATTTTATAAGGAATACTTTTATGAAGAATAAAAAAAACTGCTACTTGCGCCAACAAGTAACAGTATCAAGTACTTAAGAAAAATTTCAAGTTAAATATAAAACGAAACAAGGAGGAAGTCAACTATGACTAAAAATTATAAAGACATGACTCAGGACGAAATAAAAGACTTATTATCTGAAAAAAGCGGAGAATTGTATGAATTAGCGAAAGAAATTAAGGGAGAAAGTAAATTTGATATTTTGCTTTTCTCATCAATAGGAGTTATCGACGGAGATTATTTAGCAGGTTCAAATTCTGTGATTGGTCATACTTTCGATCTTGCTTCCTTATTGGATAGCACTAAGAGTTATAAAGACATTGTCAATGTTCTCCAAATGTGTAAATCACAAAAATTTCTCGGTATTGATGACGACAAGGAGGACTAAAACAATGTATTACGAAATAGGCGAAATCATACGCAAAAATATTCATGTTAACGGATTCGATTTTAAGCTATTCATTTTAAAAGGTCATATGGGCATATCAATACAAGTTAAAGATATGAACAACGTACCAATTAAACATGCTTATGTCGTAGATGAGAATGACTTAGATATGGCATCAGACTTATTCAACCAAGCAATAGATGAATGGATTGAAGAGAACACAGACGAACAGGACAGACTAATTAACTTAGTCATGAGATGGTAGGAGGTCGCTATGAAGCAGACTGTAACTTATATCATTCGTCATAGGGATATGCCAATTTATATAACTAACAAACCAACCGATAACAATTCAGATATTAGTTACTCCACAAATAGAAATAGAGCTAGGGAGTTTAACGGTATGGAAGAAGCGAGTATCAATATGGATTATCACAAAGCAATCAAGAAAACAGTGACAGAAACTATTGAGTACGAGGAGGTAGAACATGACTGAACAAACATTATTTGAACAGTTGAACAGTAAAAACGTGAATGATCATACAGAACAAAAAAATGGATTAACTTATCTAGCATGGTCATATGCACACCAAGAGCTGAAAAAGATTGACCCAAACTACACAGTAAAAGTACACGAGTTTCCACATCCAGATATTAACACAGAAAATTATTTTGTACCTTATTTGGCTACACCAGAAGGCTATTTTGTACAGGTATCTGTGACTGTGAAAGATAGTACAGAGACTGAGTGGCTTCCAGTATTGGACTTTAGAAATAAATCGCTTGCTAAAGGTAGTGCAACAACTTTCGATATTAACAAAGCGCAAAAACGATGTTTTGTTAAAGCTTCGGCTTTACACGGTTTAGGCTTATATATCTACAACGGCGAGGAACTACCAAGTGCAAGTGACAACGATATTACAGAATTAGAAGAGCGTATCAATCAGTTCGTGAACTTATCTCAAGAAAAAGGGCGAGATGCAACTATCGATAAAACGATGAGATGGCTAAAAATATCTAACATTAATAAATTAAGTCAAAAACAAATCGCAGAAGCACACCAAAAATTAGATGCGGGATTAAAACAATTGGATAGTGAGGAGAAACAATAATGTTAAACAGAGCAGTATTAGTAGGACGCTTAACAAAAGACCCAGAATTAAGAAGCGCGCCAAATGGCGTAAATGTAGGTACATTCACATTGGCAGTAAACAGAACATTCACGAATGCTCAAGGCGAGCGTGAAGCAGATTTTATAAACGTAGTAGTGTTCAAGAAACAAGCTGAAAATGTTAAAAACTACCTTTCTAAAGGGTCGCTGGCAGGTGTAGACGGGCGACTACAAACACGTAGCTACGAAAATAAAGTCGGGCAACGTGTATTTGTGACAGAAGTAGTAGCGGACAGTGTTCAATTCTTAGAACCGAAGAATAACAACCAACAACCAAACAACAATTATCATCAACAAAGACAAACTCAAACTGGTAATAATCCTTTTGATAATACCACTGCGATTACTGATGATGACTTACCGTTCTGATTGGAATGATTAAATGCCGAAAATTACTAGTTATATCACTCAAGACGACGGCACAACAACAGTTGTCATCTCTGATGTTGAATTAGGCAATAAAGAAACATTACTACTTGATAACGGGTTTGATGTAGAAGTAGATGTAAACGTTATAGATCCGTTTCAAATTACCGGCAAGCAACGTCGAAAAATATTCGCGCTTGTCAAAGACATAGAAGAACATACAGGTCAACCAATGGACTATATGAGACATATGTTCATCGAGTTTGTAAGAACGTACTACGGCTATGATGAACGTATTTCGCTAAGTAATTGTACGAGAACACAAGCAAGTCAAATCATTGAAGCAACGCTTGACTGGACGTTCTACAATGACATACCACTTAGCTACAAAACGAGTAATCTACTGAAACAAGATAAATCATTCTTATACTGGTCAACTGTTAACCGCAACTGTGTAATATGCGGAAAGCCTCACGCTGACCTAGCGCATTACGAAGCAGTAGGTAGAGGCATGAACAGAAACAAGATGAATCACTACGACAAACATGTATTAGCGTTATGTCGCGAACATCATAACGAGCAACATGCGATTGGTGTTAAGTCATTTGATGATAAATATCAATTGCATGACTCGTGGATAAAAGTTGATGAGAGGCTCAATAAAATGCTGAAAGGAGAGAAAAAGGAATGAATAGACTAAGAATAATAAAAATAGCACTCCTAATCGTCATCTTGGCGGAAGAGATTAGAAGCGCTAAAAAAATTAAAAAATTTACCCCTGAGGATTCTAAAGGTTTTCCTGATATAACAAAAGATTCAATAAAAGAACCTAAATAAAAATATTATGGTTGATAAAATCCCATTGTTCTTTTGTTAACCACCCTTGTTTGTTATTGACTATTTCTGTAACAAACAGCTTATCTCCAGAATCGAGATAAGGTTTCAACTTTTCTATCATTTCTGAAGTTGATAAAGAAGAACGGAATAAAAATGAAGATTTCCAATAATTGCAATGACCATTAGAAATTTCCTTTTTTATAACATTTCTCAATTCCTCATATTTTTGTCCGGGTGAGTTTAAATCATATGTTAACATATAAGGTTTTTCCATATTTTATTCACCCCCAATCTAACGCAGTAGCGATAACAAAATTATACCAGAAAGGAGATAACGAAATGGCAACATTTAGAGTTTACAAAGAATCAGGTAACTTTGTCACAGTACACAAAGATTTTATACATGATTCTAATATAAGTTGGAAGGCTAAAGGTATTCTACTTTATTTGTTAAGTCGACCTGATAACTGGCAAATTTACGAAACAGAACTAGAGCAACATTCAACTGATGGACTTAGCGGTTTAAAGAGTGGAATCAAGGAACTGGAAGAAATTGGATACATTCAACGTAGTAGAAAACGTGATAAAAGTGGTAGGTTAAATGGTTATGAGTACTTAGTATATGAGCAACCGCACCACATTCGATTTTCCAACGTTGGAAAAACCGTTAACGGTAAAACCAACAATGGAAAAACCGTTAATGGTAAATCGCATACTACTAATAATAATAGTACTAATAATGATTTAACTAATAATAACAATACTAATAATGAAGGAAGTATATTGTCGGGCAACCCGACGGTGTCTTCCATTCCCTATAAAGAAATTATCGAATACTTAAATAAAAAAGCAGGAAAGCATTTTAAACATAATACAGCTAAAACAAAAGATTTTATTAAAGCAAGATGGAATCAAGATTTTAGGTTGGAGGATTTTAAAAAGGTGATTGATATCAAAACAGCTGAATGGTTAAACACGGATAGCGATAAATACCTTAGACCAGAAACACTTTTTGGCAGTAAATTTGAGGGGTACCTCAATCAAAAAATACAACCAACTGGCACGAATCAATTGGAACGCATGAAGTACGACGAAAGTTATTGGGATTAGGGGGATATTATGAAACCACTATTCAGCGAAAAGATAAACGAAAGCTTGAAAAAATATCAACCTACTCATGTCGAAAAAGGATTGAAATGTGAGAGATGTGGAAGTGAATACGACTTATATAAGTTTGCTCCTACTAAAAAACACCCGAATGGTTACGAGTATAAAGACGGTTGCAAATGTGAAATCTATGAGGAATATAAGCGAAACAAGCAACGGAAGATAAACAACATATTCAATCAATCAAACGTTAATCCGTCTTTAAGAGATGCAACAGTCAAAAACTACAAGCCACAAAATGAAAAACAAGTACACGCTAAACAAACAGCAATAGAGTATGTTCAAGGCTTCTCTACAAAAGAGCCAAAATCATTAATATTGCAAGGTTCATACGGAACTGGTAAAAGCCACCTAGCATACGCTATCGCAAAAGCAGTTAAAGCTAAAGGGCATACGGTTGCTTTTATGCACATACCAATGTTGATGGATCGTATCAAAGCGACATACAACAAAAATGCAGTAGAGACTACAGACGAGCTAGTCAGATTGCTAAGTGATATTGATTTACTTGTACTAGATGATATGGGTGTAGAAAACACAGAGCACACTTTAAATAAACTTTTCAGCATTGTTGATAACAGAGTAGGTAAAAACAACATCTTTACAACTAACTTTAGTGATAAAGAACTAAATCAAAATATGAACTGGCAACGTATCAATTCAAGAATGAAACACAATGCAAGAAAAGTAAGAGTAATCGGAGACGATTTCAGGGAGCGAGACGCATGGTAACCAAAGAATTTTTGAAAATTAAACTTGAGTGTTCAGATATGTACGCTCAGAAACTCATAGACGAGGCACAGGGCGATGAAAATAAGTTATATGACCTATTTATCCAAAAACTTGCAGAACGTCATACACGCCCCGCTATCGTCGAATATTAAGGAGTGTTAAAAATGCCGAAAGAAAAATATTACTTATACCGAGAAGATGGCACAGAAGATATTAAGGTCATCAAGTATAAAGAGAATGAGAATGAAGTTTATTCGCTCACAGGAGCCCATTTCAGCGACGAAAAGAAAATTATGACTGATAGTGACCTAAAACGATTTAAAGGCGCTCACGGACTTCTATATGAGCAAGAGCTAGGTTTACAAGCAACGATATTTGATATTTAGAGGTGGACGATGAGTAAATACAACGCTAAGAAAGTTGAGTACAAAGGAATTGTATTTGATAGCAAAGTAGAGTGTGAATATTACCAATATTTAGAAAGTAATATGAATGGCACTAACTATGATCGTATCGAAATACAACCGAAATTCGAACTACAACCTAAATTTGGGAAACAAAGACCGATTACGTATATAGCTGATTTCTCTTTGTGGAAGGATGGCAAACTGGTCGAAGTTTTAGATGTTAAAGGTAAGGCGACTGAAGTTGCCAACATCAAAGCGAAGATATTCAGATATCAGTATAGAGATGTGAATTTAACGTGGATATGTAAAGCACCTAAGTACACAGGCAAAACATGGATTACTTACGAGGAATTAATTAAAGCAAGACGAGAACGCAAAAGAGAAATGAAGTGATCTAATGCAACAACAAGCATATATAAACGCAACGATTGATATAAGAATACCTACAGAAGTTGAATATAAGCATTTTGGTGATGTGGATAACGAAAAAGATGCGCTGGCAGATTACTTATATAACAATCCTAACGAAATACTAGAGTATGACAATTTAAAAATTAGAAACGTAAATATAGAGGTGGAATAAATGGCAAGAATTACCAAAGAAACAAAAACTGTAAGCGACGGTTATTCAAGAGAAGACCGAGAAACGACATTGAACTATGATTACGAAAATCAAGAATGGATTGCTTACTCATCGGTACCGACACATATTACTAGAATGACAAAGTTGTACGGCGATGATGTAGAGGTATTGGAACGATTAGAATCTGGGACTGCGGTATTGGTTAGGGCGAAACTACCTAAAAGCGCAATAGGTTTTAGAAAATTAATGTCTGAAGAGCGACGACAAGAATTATCTGAGAGAGCAAAAAGAGCTTTTGGTCATTAGTGCTCGTGAATATAGGGCGAAAAACGACCAAAAAGACACACTAATACTTTTTAGGATAAATAACATCCGGAGAAAAAAACATGAGCTTTAAAAATTTTAACACAGGATAAATACAGAGGTGGAATAAATGAGTATCGTAAAGATTAACGGTAAACCATATAAATTTACCGAACATGAAAATGAATTGATAAAAAAGAATGGTTTAACTCCAGGAATGGTTGCAAAAAGAGTACGAGGTGGCTGGGCGTTGTTAGAAGCCTTACATGCACCTTATGGTATGCGCTTAGCTGAGTATAAAGAAATTGTGTTATCCAAAATCATGGAGCGAGAGAGCAAAGAACGTGAAATGGCTAGGCAACGACGTAAAGAGGCTGAGCTAAGAAGAAAGAAGCCACATTTGTTTAATGTGCCACAAGTGCATCCAAGAGGACGTTATGCGTGCTACCTGATGGAAAACGACATATTCGTGAAAGTTAAGAAGTAGATCATGACAGATAACGCACGCAAAGAATACCTAAATCAATTCTTTGGATCTAAGAGATATCTGTATCAAGATAACGAACGAGTGGCACATATCCATGTAGTAAACGGCACTTATTACTTTCATGGGCATATCGTGCCAGGTTGGAAAAGTGTTAAAAAGACATTTGATACTGCTGAAGAGCTCGAAATATATATAAAGCAACATGGTTTGGAATACGAAGAACAGAAGGAACTAACTTTATTTTAGAGGAGGTTATGAAAGTGAACTATGAAACAGGGTTCCAACTAGGTGTAATGGAAGCTAGGTTGAAGAAGATGAGAAAACAACGTGATGCGTGCAAGAAGCAACGTGATGAGCTTATCGTGGATATAGCTAAGTTAAGAGAGCGTAACGAAGAGCTGGAGAACATGTGGCGCACAGTCAAAAATGAATTGCTTGGAAGATACGAATTTTACCGTTTTAGACTTAACGAACTACAGATTGAGAGTAGAGCGAACAAGGCAGTAGCTATAAACATGGGAGCTAAAATCAACGCAAGTGCTATATTGTACCGAATGGACAAATTAGACGGAACAAATGAGTTCTACGAATTTTTAGGACAAATGGAGGATGACACTAATGAATAACCGTGAACAAATAGAACAGTCCGTTATAAGTGCTAGTGCGTATAACGGCAATGACACAGAGGGATTACTAAAAGAGATTGAGGACGTGTATAAGAAAGCACAAGCGTTTGATGAAATACTTGAGGGTTTACCTAATGCTATGCAAGATGCACTCAAAGAAGATATTGAACTTGATGAAGCAGTAGGGATTATGACGGGTCAAGTTGTCTATAAATATGAGGAGGAGCAGGAAGATGAAAAAATTTAATGTTCAAATCACATACACTGGCATGATTGAAGAGACTATCGAGGCTGAAAGTTTAGACGAAGCAGAAAATGAGGCGCATGATATTGCGAGAATGGAAGTGCCATTTGATTGTGATGAGTATGAAATTTATGTAGATGTGGAGCAGGAAAATGACTAACACATTACAAGTAAAACTATTATCAGAAAATGCTAGAATGCCCGAACGAAATCATAAGACAGATGCAGGTTATGACATATTCTCAGCCGAAACCGTCGTACTTGAGCCGCAAGAAAAGGCAGTGATTAAAACAGATGTAGCTGTAAGTATACCAGAGGGCTATGTCGGGCTATTAACTAGCCGTAGTGGTGTAAGTAGTAAAACGTATTTAGTGATTGAAACAGGAAAGATAGACGCGGGATATCATGGCAATTTAGGGATTAATATCAAGAATGATATTGAAACGTTAGAGATTTGGGATGATGGTAACTTTAGTCGAAATGTTGCTGGGATAGACGGAAAGTATGCCCCACCACATCCATCAGATAAAATTTTATTTATGAATGGTAGTTATGTCATAAACAAAGGCGACAAACTAGCTCAATTGGTTATCGTGCCTATATGGACACCGGAACTAAAGCAAGTGGAGGAATTCGAGAGTGTTTCAGAACGTGGAGCAAAAGGCTTCGGAAGTAGCGGAGTGTAAAGACATCTTAGATCGAGTCAAGGAGGTTTTGGGGAAATGATACAATACTTAGTTACAACATTCAAAGATTCAACAGGACGTAAGCATACACACATAACTCGAGCTAAGAGCAATCAAAGCTTTACAGTTGTTGAGGCAGAGAGTAAAGAAGAAGCAAAAGAGAAGTACGAGGCGCAAGTTAAAAGAGATGCAGTTATTAAAGTGGGTCAGTTGTTTGAAAATATAAGGGAGTGTGGGAAATGACGGATGTTAAAATTAAAACTATTTCAGGTGGAGTTTATTTTGTAAAAACAGCTGAACCTTTTGAAAAATATGTTGAAAGAACGGTAAATTTTAATGGTTTTATTTACGTAAGTAATATAATCAAACAGCCAACGTATATTAAAACAGATACGATTGAATCAATCACACTTATTGAGGAGCGTGGGAAATGAATCAGCTGAGAATTTTATTACATGACGGTAGTAGTTTGATATTACATGAAGATGAATTATTTAACGAAATAGTATTTGTTTTGGACAATTTTAGAAATGATGATGACTATTTAACGATAGAAAAAGATTATGGCAGAGAACTTGTATTGAACAAAGGTTATATAGTTGGGATCAATGTTGAGGAGGCAGACGATGATTAATATTCCTAAAATGAAATTCCCGAAAAAGTACACTGAAATAATCAAAAAATATAAAAATAAAACACCTGAAGAAAAAGCTAAGATTGAAGATGATTTCATTAAAGAAATTAATGATAAAGACAGTGAATTTTACAGTCCTATGATGGCTAATATGAATGAACATGAATTAAGGGCTATGTTAAGAATGATGCCTAGTTTAATTGATACTGGAGATGACAATGATGATTAAACAAATACTAAGACTATTATTCTTACTAGCAATGTATGAGTTAGGTAAGTATGTAACGGAGCAAGTATATATTATGATGACGGCTAATGATGATGTAGAGGCGCCGAGTGACTTCGCAAAGTTGAGCGATCAGTCTGATTTGATGAGGGCGGAGGTGTCAGAGTAGATGATGTGGTTAGTCATAGCAATTATATTACTAGTCATCTTATTGTTTGGTGTGATGTTGCAAGCTGAACAGTTAAAAGGCGATGTGAAAGTTAAAGAGCGGTAGATAGAGATATTAAGAAGTAGATTGAGACATTTTGAAGATTAAACATATTTGTACGGAGGGTATTCATGACTAAAAAGAAATACGGATTAAAATTATCAACAGTTCGGAAATTAGAAGACGAGTTGTGCGATTATCCTAATTATCATAAACAACTTGAAGATTTAAGAAGTGAAATAATGACACCGTGGATTCCAACAGATACAAATATAGGCGGGGAGTTTGTACCATCTAATACATCAAAAACAGAAATGGCAGTAACTAATTATCTTTGTAGTATACGAAGAGGTAAAATTCTTGAGTTTAAGAGTGCGATTGAACGTATAATCAACACATCAAGTAGGAAAGAACGCGAATTCATTCAAGAGTATTATTTTAATAAAAAGACTTTGATTGCGGTTTGTTATGACATACACATCTCTGAAAGTACAGCGCATAGAATCAAGAAGAAAATAGTGTCTAAACTAGCCGAAGAATTAGGAGAATACTAAATTTGACAGTAAAATGACAGTTTTTGACACCTATAACGAGATATTATGATAGTGTAGGATATTGACTATCTTACTGCGTTTCCCTTATCGCAATTAGGAATAAAGGATCTATGTGGGTTGGCTGATTATAGCCAATCCCTTTTTTAATTTTAAAAAGCGTATAGCGCGAGAGTTGGTGGTAAATGAAATGAACAAATTAACTAAAAAGCAACGTTTGTTTGCAGAAGTATATACAATACCTGGTACTGAATGTTATGGCAATGCTACTAAGTCAGCTGTGCATGCCGGATATAGCGAAAAGACGGCGTACTCACAAGGACAGCGTATGTTGAAGAATGTTGAAATTCAGAATTATATCAAGGAGGTTGAAACAAAACTCTTTGACGAGAATATTATGTCAGGTAAAGAAGTGTTGTATAGGCTAACTAGAACAGCTAGAGGAGAACACACGGAAGTTGAAGCTGTCGTAACAAAAACTGGAGACTATAAAGAGAATCCGGATACTGGCAAAATGCAATTAGTATACGATGAACACATACAACTTGTTACTAAGTCACCTAAAATAAGTGACCAAAACAAAGCCTTAGAGATGTTAGGTAGACATCACAAATTATTTACAGACAAACAAGAAGTCGACCACAAAATACCGATGTTTGTTGATAATATTCCGGAAGATGATTAGTCATGTATGAAATACTTGATCTAAAAAATAAAATCGGTGGTGGCTACAATAAGTTTTGGCACAACAAAAACTTTTACCGTGTTGTTAAAGGTTCAAGGGGTAGCAAGAAAAGTAAAACTACCGCTATTAATCTCATTTATCGAATAATGAAATATGATTGGGCAAATATACTTGTAGTCAGAAGATTTAGCAACACTAACAAACAATCAACGTATACAGATTTAAAGTGGGCAACTAACCAATTAGGCGTTGCTCACTTATTTAAATTCAACGAAAGTTTGCCGGAAATAACGTATAAACCTACTGGACAAAAAATACTGTTTAGAGGTTTAGACGACCCATTGAAAATAACATCGATTACTGTTGATACAGGCATTTTGTGTTGGGCTTGGTTTGAAGAGGCTTATCAAATAGAAACATTCGCTAAGTTTAGCACTGTTGTTGAGTCAATACGTGGTAGCTACGATAGTCCGGAATTTTTCAAGCAAATCACAGTCACTTTTAACCCGTGGTCGGAAAGACATTGGTTGAAGCCTACATTTTTTGATGAAGAAACAAAATTAAACAATACTTTTTCAGATACAACAACTTATAGAGTTAATGAATGGCTAGATAAAGTCGATATTGAACGATATGAAGATTTGTATATAAAGAATCCTAGACGTGCAAGAATCGTTTGTGATGGAGATTGGGGTGTTGCAGAGGGGCTTGTATTCGATAATTTTAAAGTGGAAGACTTTGATTGGTTTGAGGAGTTTAAAAGAACGCAAGAAATAACTCACGGAATGGATTTTGGATTTAGTCAAGACCCTACAACAGTTGTTAGTACGGTTGTAGATTTAAAAAACAAAAAGTTATTCATCTATGATGAACACTATAAAAAAGCGATGTTAACTGATGATATAAAACAAATGCTTATTAAAAAAGGATTAGGTGATGTAGATATTGCAGCTGATTATGGGGCTGGTGGAGATAGAGTGATCAGTGAATTGAAATCTAAAGGGATTAAAGGTATAAGAAAAGCGTTGAAAGGCGCTAATACTATTTTACCAGGCATTCAATTCATTCAAGGCTTTGAAGTTATTATACACCCATCATGTGAACACGCTATTGAAGAGTTCAACACTTATACATTTGACCAAGATAATGATGGTAAGTGGTTGAACAAGCCTATAGATGCTAATAACCATATTATCGATGCATTGCGTTATAGTCTTGAGAAATATCATATCGTACGTAAAAAACGTAAAAAGAATATAGAAAGCAAAACAAAAGTAATTAAATCTCTAGGATTATAGGAGGGAACAAATGTTAAAGGCAAACGAATTTGAAACGGATACTGATTTACGAGAAAACAGAAATTACTTGTTTAACGATGAAGCTAATGTTGTTTACACATATGACGGGACAGAGTCTGATTTATTACAAAACATTAATGAAGTAAGTAAATACATTGAACATCACATGGATTACCAACGACCTAGATTAAAAGTGTTAAGTGATTATTACGAAGGTAAAACTAAGAATCTGGTTGAGTTAACACGACGCAAAGAAGAGTACATGGCAGATAACCGTGTAGCGCATGATTACGCATCTTATATTAGCGATTTTATTAACGGTTATTTCTTAGGTAATCCGATTCAATGTCAAGATGATGATAAAGATGTATTAGAAGCTATTGAGGCGTTCAATGATTTAAATGATGTTGAGTCACACAATAGATCTTTAGGATTAGATTTGTCAATTTATGGCAAAGCTTATGAGTTAATGATTAGAAACCAAGATGATGAAACGCGTTTATACAAGAGTGATGCAATGAGTACTTTTGTCATATACGACAATACAATTGAACGTAATAGTATCGCAGGAGTTAGATATTTAAGAACTAAACCAATAGACAAGACTGACGAAGATGAAGTGTTTACAGTTGATTTATTTACTTCTCACGGTGTTTATAGATATCTTACCAGTAGAACAAATGGATTGAAGCTCACACCACGTGAAAACGGTTTTGAATCACACTCTTTCGAACGTATGCCTATTACAGAATTTAGCAACAACGAAAGAAGAAAAGGGGATTATGAGAAAGTAATCACTTTAATTGATTTGTATGATAATGCTGAATCAGATACTGCTAACTATATGAGTGATTTAAATGACGCTATGTTACTTATTAAAGGTAATTTAAATTTAGATCCTGTAGAAGTTAGAAAACAAAAGGAAGCTAACGTGTTATTTTTAGAGCCAACCGTTTATGAGAATAGGGATACAGGTATCGAAACAGAAGGTTCAGTTGACGGCGGTTATATTTATAAACAATACGATGTACAAGGTACCGAAGCTTATAAAGACCGTTTGAACAGTGATATACACATGTTTACCAACACGCCTAACATGAAAGATGATAACTTTAGTGGCACTCAATCGGGCGAGGCAATGAAATACAAATTATTCGGATTAGAACAACGTACTAAAACTAAAGAAGGATTGTTCACTAAAGGGTTAAGACGTCGTGCTAAGTTGTTAGAGACAATACTTAAAAATACACGGTCGATTGACGCTAACAAAGATTTCAATACTGTTAGATACGTATACAACAGAAACTTACCTAAATCATTAATCGAAGAATTAAAAGCTTATATTGATTCTGGTGGGAAGATTAGCCAAACAACTTTAATGTCTCTATTCTCGTTCTTCCAAGACCCTGAATTGGAAGTCAAGAAAATAGAAGAAGATGAGAAAGAATCTATTAAAAAAGCTCAAAAAGGTATTTATAAAGACCCTAGAGACATCAATGATGACGAACAAGATGATGATACAAAAGATACTGTTGATAAAAAGGAATGATTGTAATTGCCTAACAAAAACACTCAAGAATATTGGGAAGAACGCGGACGCAAAGCAATCGAGAATGAGTTAAAGCGAGATAAAACTAAAGCTGAAGAAATAGAACGTATATTGAATATGATGATTAAGCGCATTGAAAAAGAAATCAATGCGTTTATTGTTAAGTACGGAGATTTTGCAGGCGTTACATTACAAGAAGCACAAAAGATTATTGATGAGTTCGATGTAAAAGCGTTTCAAGAAGAAGCAAAAAGATTGGTCGAAAACAAGGACTTTAGCGATAGAGCAAATGAAGAATTAAAGAAGTATAACACGAAAATGTATGTATCTAGAGAACAGATGTTAAAGATTCAAATCGAATTCTTAATTGCTTATGCAACAGCTCAAACTGAATTATCTATGAGGGAATATTTCGAATCAACAGCTTATCGTGTGTTCAGTGATCAAGCAGGTATTTTAGGTGAAGGTGTACAAGTAGCTAAAGAAGTTATAGATACAATCGTTGATACACAATTTCATGGTGTCGTTTGGTCAGAGCGATTATGGACTAATACTGAAGCGATGAAACAAGAAGTAGAAGAAATAATTGCTAATGTGGTTATTAGAGGTCGACATCCAAATGAATATGTTAAAGATATGCGCAAGCACCTAAACAAATTCGAAGGCACAGCAAGACAAAAGACTGCAGCAATTAAATCATTGCTTTATACGGAATCGGCACGTGTTCACGCACAATCAAGTATTGACAGCATGAAAGAAATTTCACCGGAAGGATATTATATGTATATTGCAAAAATTGATAGTAGAACAACTAAAGTATGCAAGGGGCTTAATGGAGAAATATTCAAAGTTAAAGACGCTAAAATTGGTGTTAATTTCTACCCTATGCATATCAATTGTCGTTCAGATTGTGCATTACTACCTAAATCTATGTGGCCGAAAAAACCAAACAAAAAACGACAAACAAAATACTTTGGAGGAAAAGTGAAAAGCGATGATTGATTTAAAAGTAAAAGTTTTTAAAGGCAAGTTAGCATTGTATGATAGTAAATTAAGTGTTTGGAGGATATTGGTATGAGCAATACTGACAAATACCTTAGAGACATAGCAAGAGAGTTAAAAGGTATACGTAAAGAGTTACAAAAGCGAAACGAAACAGTTATTATTGATGCAAACTTAGACAGCGTAAGGTCGGCAGTATTAGCCAATAAAGAAAAACCGAAATATAACGAACCACTCTTTTAATAGCTAGCACTTAATTGTGTTGGCTATTTTTTATGTCCAAAACGTGCTGATGACATAAAAAGCACGCATGGAAAAACAGTCGACAGACTATAAATGGAGGTATATCTCATGGAAGAAAATAAACTTAAGTTTAATTTGCAATTTTTTGCAGACCAATCAGATGATCCGGATGAACCAGGTGGAGATGGTAAAAAAAGAGATCCTGATAATAAAGAAAATGACGAAGGTACTGAAATAACTTTCACGCCAGAGCAACAAAAGAAAGTTGATGAAATACTTGAACGTCGTGTAGCCCACGAAAAGAAAAAAGCTGATGAGTATGCAAGAGAAAAAGCAGAAGAAGCTGCTAAAGAAGCTGCTAAATTAGCGAAAATGAACAAGGATCAAAAAGATGAATATGAACGCGAGCAAATGGAAAAAGAGCTGGAGCAATTACGCTCAGAAAAACAATTAAACGAAATGCGTTCAGAAGCACGAAAAATGTTGAGTGAAGCGGAAGTTGATTCATCAGATGAGGTTGTCAATTTGGTTGTAACTGACACTGCTGAACAAACCAAATCGAACGTTGAAGCTTTTTCTAATGCAGTAAAAAAAGCGGTTAATGAAGCGGTTAAGGTTAACGCTAGACAATCGCCATTGACTGGTGGAGATTCATTTAATCACTCGACTAAAAATAAACCGCAAAACTTAGCTGAAATAGCTAGACAAAAAAGAATTATTAAAAATTAACGGAGGCATTTAAATGGAACAAACACAAAAATTAAAATTAAATTTGCAACATTTTGCGAGTAACAATGTTAAACCGCAAGTATTTAACCCTGATAATGTAATGATGCACGAAAAGAAAGATGGCACGTTGATGAATGAATTCACAACGCCCATCTTACAAGAGGTTATGGAAAACTCTAAAATCATGCAATTAGGTAAGTACGAACCAATGGAAGGTACTGAGAAGAAGTTTACTTTTTGGGCTGATAAACCAGGTGCTTACTGGGTAGGTGAAGGTCAAAAAATCGAAACGTCTAAGGCTACTTGGGTTAATGCTACAATGAGAGCGTTTAAATTAGGGGTTATCTTACCTGTAACAAAAGAGTTTTTGAATTACACTTATTCACAATTCTTTGAAGAGATGAAACCTATGATTGCTGAAGCTTTCTATAAAAAGTTTGATGAAGCGGGTATTTTGAATCAAGGTAACAATCCATTCGGTAAATCAATTGCACAATCAATTGAAAAAACTAATAAGGTTATTAAAGGTGACTTCACACAAGATAACATTATTGATTTAGAGGCATTACTTGAAGATGACGAATTAGAAGCAAATGCGTTTATCTCAAAAACACAAAACAGAAGCTTGTTACGTAAAATTGTAGATCCTGAAACGAAAGAACGTATTTATGACCGTAACAGTGATACGTTAGATGGTCTACCTGTGGTTAACCTTAAATCAAGCAACTTAAAACGTGGTGAATTAATCACTGGTGACTTCGACAAATTGATTTATGGTATCCCTCAATTAATCGAATACAAAATCGATGAAACTGCACAATTATCTACAGTTAAAAACGAAGATGGCACACCTGTAAACTTGTTTGAACAAGACATGGTGGCATTACGTGCAACTATGCATGTAGCATTGCATATCGCTGATGATAAAGCGTTTGCTAAGTTAGTTCCTGCTGATGCAAAACCATCTTCAAATCCAGGAGAAGTTTAATAAATAATTAGGAGTGGTAACATGCCCGAAATCATTGGAATTGTTAAAGTAGATTTTACAGATTTAGAAGATAACAGACATGTCTATATGAAAGGGCATGTCTACCCTCGCAAAGGTTATGATCCTACAGATGAACGTATCAAAGCTTTAGCTAGTGTTGAAAATAAACGCAACGAACAAATGATTTACATTGTAAATGACAAATTAACCAAAAAAGAACTTGTCGAAATAGCAAGTGTTGCTGGCTTACAAGTTGATGAAAAACAAACAAAAGCTGAAATTATCAACACTTTTGAGTCGCTAGAGTAGGTGGTTATATGACTACGCTAGCTGATGTAAAAAAACGTATTGGCCTTAAAGATGAAAAGCAAGATGAACAATTAGAGGAAATTATAAAAAGTTGTGAAAGCCAGTTGTTATCAATGTTACCTATTGAAGTTGAACAAATACCGGAAAGGTTTAGTTACATGATTAAAGAAGTTGCAGTTAAACGCTACAACAGGATTGGTGCTGAAGGTATGACATCAGAAGCGGTTGACGGACGTAGCAATGCGTATGAATTGAACGATTTCAAGGAGTATGAAGCTATTATTGATAATTACTTTAATGCTAGAACGAGAACTAAAAAAGGAAGGGCTGTGTTCTTTTGAGATATGAAGATAGAGTTATTTTTCAATTAGAACAAGTAGCAACTTACAATCCTAAAACTAGCAAAAAAGAAAACACACTAATCACTTATGATGCGATACCATGCAATATTAACCCCATTTCTAGAGCAAGAAAGCAACTTGAATTTGGTGATGTAAAAAACGATGTAAGTGTTCTGAGGATAAAAGAATCAATATCTTACCCTGTTAGCCACGTGTTGGTTAATGGCATTCGCTACAAGATAGTTGATACAAGGATATACAGACACGAAACGTCATATTATATCGAAGAGGTCAATTGATGAATATAGATGGATTAGACGCACTGTTAAACCAATTTCACGATATGAAAACCAACATTGATGATGATGTTGATGATATTTTACAGGAAAACGCCAAAGAATATGTAGTACGAGCTAAATTGAAAGCTAGAGAAGTAATGAATAAGGGTTATTGGACTGGTAATTTATCACGCAATATCAGATATAAAAAAACTGGCGATTTGCAATACACTATCACATCGCATGCAGCTTATAGTGGTTTCTTAGAGTTTGGTACTCGATACATGGAGGCAGAACCTTTTATGTGGCCAGTATATGAGGTAATAAGAAAATCAACTGTAGAAGAATTGAAAGCGTTGTTTGAATAGGAGATAAAAGCATGACACCGAACTTACAACTTTATAATAAAGCGTATGAAATGCTACAAGGATATGGATTCCCTGTTATTTCTCGTAAAGAGATGCAACAAGAGATTCCGTATCCTTTTTTTGTAATAAAAATGCCGGAGTCAAACAGAAGTAAATACACGTTTGATAGTTATTCTGGTGACACGAATTTAGTTATTGATATTTGGAGTGTAAGTGATGATTTAGGACATCATGACGGACTTGTTAAAAGATGTATTGATGATTTAACACCTAGCGTTAAAACAAACGATTATGACTTTGAAGAAGATGATACTAACATCACACAGTTAGTTGATGATACTACCAATCAAGAATTGATACACACATCAGTAACGATATCTTACAAAACATTTTAAAAAACGGAGGAATATTGAATGGCAAATATGAAAAATAGTAATGATCGTATTATTTTATTTAGAAAAGCTGGCGAAAAAGTAGATGCTACTAAAATGCTTTTTTTAACTGAATACGGCTTATCACATGAAGCTGATACAGATACAGAGGATACAATGGACGGTTCTTATAACACTGGTGGTTCTGTTGAGTCAACAATGTCTGGTACTGCTAAAATGTTTTATGGTGACGATTTTGCAGATGAAATTGAAGATGCAGTTGTAGATCGCGTATTGTATGAGGCTTGGGAAGTTGAAAGTAGAATACCAGGCAAAAATGGAGATGCCACTAAATTTAAAGCGAAATATTTCCAAGGTTTCCACAATAAATTTGAATTAAAAGCAGAAGCTAACGGTATTGATGAATATGAATATGAATATGGAGTGAATGGTCGTTTCCAACGTGGATTTGCAACACTACCTGAGGCTGTAACAAAGAAACTTAAGGCGACTGGATACAGATTCCATGACACTACAAAAGCAGATGCGTTAACTGGCGAAGATTTAACAGCAATTCCACAACCTAAGGTAGATTCATCAACGGTTACACCAGGAGAGGTATAAAAATAGGGCGTTAAGCCCTATTTATTTTGTTTAAATTAATCATGAATGGAGATTTTAAGTTATGAATGTAGAAATTAACGGAAAGTCATTAGAATTAAGTTTTGGTTTTAAATTTTTAAGAGAAATCGATAACCGATTAGGTTTAAAAGTTGAACAAGCTTCTATCGGTCAAGGTGTATCAATGTTGCCTGTAGGTTTAGAAAGTGGAAATCCGGTTGTGATTGGCGAAGTTTTAATCGCAGCTACATCTCACTTAAAAAAACAAGCAATTACTATTAATAACATTGATGAAGCATTAGATGAAATCGCAGAAAATATCGGACTAGAAGAATTCGGTTCGGATATTTTAACGGAGTTGGGAAAGCGACCTATGACCCGAAACCTAGTCGAAGTAGTGGAAGCGGAAGAGAAACCAGCGGAAGCGTAA